AGGCGGTGGTGGCGATTTTGGTGCTGCTATCGCTCGCCGTCGCAGTGGAGGCGGTGGCGTTGGAGCCGGTCAGGTCGACGCTGCCGGTAAACGTCTTGTTGCCGCTGACGGTTTGGGCGGTGCTAAGTGTCAGGTAGGCGCCGGGGCCGCCGATTGCAGGGATGCTGGTGGCGGTGCCGCCGGCGCCGCCGGTGCCTTTGCCGTAGTAGAGAACGTCGTCTACTTCGTTGTAAGCGAGTTCGGCGTTGGCAAGAGAGGTTGGGGCGCCAGCGTTGCCGGATGCACGACGCTTAATGCGAACGGTGTTGGCCATGGCTTAGAAATTGCCCCCGTCAGTCAGGTTGGTGGTAGTCCAAATGGCGTCTGCTTTGAACGATGACGACGCCCCGTCGTAGTAGACGACGCTCTTGTCTACTTTAGCCGCTGTATCTACAACGAATCCCGGAGGACCTTGTGGTCCTTGAGGGCCGGCGGTGATTACCTCAACGACCGTGCTGTCGCCGTTATCTGTGACAACGACAGTGTTAGTTACGGAGCTAACATTGACGCTCGTCATCGGGTGTAGCCCTGGTCAGCGATGATTATTCCCTCGAGGTAATACTCGCGCAGGCCGGAGCCGTTTTCGAGGAGGACGTCGTAGCGGAGTTCGTCGGGGAAGTTGGCGGTGTCGGCGCGGGCGAGGGAGAGGGTGACGGTGCCTGTGGACCTAGCTGTGTAGGTGACAGTGAAATCGGCGTATTTGGTGGTGCGCTCTTCGTCCCAGGCTTGGGCGGTGACAGTCCAGCCGGTGAGGTTGATGGGCGTGCCGGTGCTGTCTTTGAACTGCACGACGATGGAAAAGTCGGCGGCTCGTTGCAGCACGATGTTGTAAGTCCCGGGTCGTACTGCCATGACGCACCTCCTGGTAGCAGTCTAAGAAGTCGCTATGTAAAAAGCCCCGCGATTGCGGGGCCGGGTGTCGATCGCGGAGCGATCAGGCGTAGGTGCCGGAGTCGTACGGCGTGTTGACCAGCAGACGCACCATGGGCACGTTTTTGACCTGGGCGTAGGCCAGGCCCCACGAGGAGACGTTGGCCAGGTTGCCGGAGGTGGAGGCGTTGGTGGGGTTGTCGCCGGCGGCGGCCCACTTGGTGCCTTTGACGTGCTGGGCGTAGTGGTAGTCGCAAATGAGCAGGTCTTGGAAGCTGCTCTTGTTGCGGTCGTACTCGACGCGCAGGTCCTGCTGAACGCCCTCGAGCAGGCAGCCGTTGGAGAACAGGTACACGGGGTACTTGTTCACGTGGCCGGAGGTGCCGCCAGCGATCACGCCGATCTGGTCGTCGACGATCACACGCAGACCGGCGAAGGTCTGGTAGGACACGCCGCTGAGGCCAGGGGCAGCCGAGAGGCTGCTGCCGGACACTTGCACCTGGGTGTAGCCGGTCTCTTCGAGATAGGCGGCCAGGTTGCTGTGCATCGCGATGGCGGTCAGCTCACCACCGCGCTCGCCAAGCTTGTTCTTTGCCTTGATCACGTTGGCCGCGGTCAAGTAGTTCGAGCTGGTGGGGCTGGTGGTGCCGGAGGCGTTGAAGGTGTTGGCGCCGAGCACGCCGTTGGCGGCGATGGTGCCGAACAGGCCGCCGAGCTGGGCGAGCAGGGTGGCGGTCTTCTTCTTGTTGATGGCAGCGGCCAACTGGTTGGCGACGTGACCGAGGGGGTCAGCGCCGGTGCCCAGCTTGGACAGGTCGTCCACGGCGTACTGGAAGCCGCGGTGCAGGATGGTGGCGATTTCCTCGTCGGCCGTGACGGCTTGGGAGGTCAGGTAGCCAGCGCCGCTGGTGCCCCAGTCGTTGGTCGACTTGATCTGCTCCTCGGTGGGGTCGATGAAGTCGAAGAAGGGCACGCGCACGCGGGTGCCGCCAGCGCGGGCGTCGAGGGCAGCGTTGCGCTGCATCACGCCGGACTGGATGAAGGCCGACTGCTCGAAGATTTGCTCCGAGAGGTATTGGGTGAACTCGGGGCGAGTTACGAGGTTCGAGAGGAAGGTTCCTCCCTGGTTCTGGAGAGCCATGGCTCAAAAAGGCAGGGTTTCCGTGACTAACCCCGTTGGGCTTCGGCCTTGAGTGCCTTGGCAAGGTCCGGGTTCTCGGCTTCGAGGGCGATGCGCTCGGTGAGGTTGCCGGTCTTGTAGGGATTGCTCATGCCGGGAGCAACGCTTGTGGTGGCGGTGCTGCCCATGCCGCGAGCTCCGGTGGAGGAGAAGTGGTGCTCGTATCCGCTGCCCGGTGCTTTGAGGTTGGAAAGGTAGGCGTCGAGTGGTTGCTCCGCGCCCCCCGCGAGCACCACTGGACGGCCCTCTATTTCTCGCAGCTGAGATTGCAGTAGGGCGAACATTTGCTCGGGCGCGATGGCGCCGGAGCGGGAAATGCCGGCCATGGCTGCGGCTTTGAGTCGCTCCTGGGCGGTGGCGGTCCTCTCGGAGGAGAGCTCGGCCTCGAGGGTGGCGATGCGTTCGTCGCGGGCAGCGATCGTTTGCTTGGCTTCTTCCCAGAGCGCTTTGTATTCGCCCTGGTCCTGGAGCTGCTGCTGGTTCCGTTGTTGGAGCTGGCGCTCGAGGTCTTTCAACCGCTCGTTGAGCTGTTGGTTCTTTTCACCAGCGGCGGCTTTGTCCTGTTGGACGAGCTCGAGCTTTTTGAGCAAGCGCTGGTGTTCGGAAGGGTCAACGAGTTGAGGCGCTTCGGGTGCAACCACCGCGGGCGGTTGCGGAGCAGTCACGGACTGATCCCCGGCAGCTTCGACTGACATCGGAACGGGAGGGTTACCTGCTTACTTTACACCTGACGCAGTGGCGTAAGTGTTAAGTGAAGACCGGGAGGATGGCGCAGCGGCAGTGGGGGTGGACGGGCGGGATCGAGGGGAAGTCAGTGGGAGTCGAGCGGCGCTGGCCGTCGAGGGGGCGGCAGACGGGGCAGGTGCGGGGGTCGAGCACGGCGTGCCACTCCCAGTAGGAGATGTTGGGGGCGCTTTGCCAGACGGGGCGGCTTTCGCGGGTGAAGTGGTCCCAGACCGCGGCGGTGATGAGGGCGTTGATGCGCGTTAGGGCGGCGTGGGCGACGGTGCCGCGCCGGATGACGAGGGTGGGCTGACCGCGGCGGGTGACTTCGGGGAGGACCTGTTGGAGGAGGTCGGCAGTGGGGGTGCCTTCGAGAAGGCCGCGTTGGATCGTGCGGTCGGCGATGCGCAGGATTTCCGCCATGAACTGCGAGGGGCTTTGGCGGCGGAAGTAGGCGTCGAGGGAGCGGCCGAGGAAGCGGACGCGCCGCATGATTTCGGCGGGGTAGGCGAGGGGGGCGTTGGGGTCGGCCGTGCCGGCGTAGCGGGCGGCGAGGGCGCGGGCGCGGCGTTGGAAGTTCCAGAGCTCGAGGGCGAGCAGGCTGGCGAGGCCGTCGTTCAGGGGGACGAGGGCGTCCTCGAGGCGGGGGCGGAGGAGTTTGTAGGCGAGTGGGCGGCTGAGGGCGTCGTCGGGCAGGGTGGCGAGGTGGGCGCGGATGACGGCGAAGGCGCGGTGGACCTCGGTGAGGGTTAGGCGGTAGATGCGGAGCTCGAGGGCGCGGAGTTCGCGGTCGACGCGGCGGAGGTACGCCTCGGCGTTAGGTGCCACGGCTGCGGTCGGGGCGGAGGGGCGTGGGCAGCGTGGCGTTGCTCAGCGCGGTGGCGCTGGTGGGTAGGTTGTCGAGGCCGGAGTCCTCGGCGTCGTCGGAGGAGTCGGCGGCCATCTGCTCCTCGAGGAAGTCGCGGGTGTCGATGATTTCGCGCTCGAGGTCGACGGTGGGGGGCAGGACTTCGCCCTGCTGGAGGATCGAGAGGAGGGTGGCCTGGCTGATGGCGCCCTGCATGTAGAGCTGCAGGTAGGCGGTGATTTGATTGCCGTCGATCAGGCGGTTTTCGTAGTCCTTGGGGATAGAGACGAGGGGAGGCTCGATGCCGACGTACTCGGCGGCGAGGGCGAGGACTTCGCTGATGGCGCGCTCGAGGTCCTCGCTGATGATCGCCATGATCGAGTCGGAGTCGATGCGATCAAGGCGCTTGGCTTCGGCGGCGGCGTTGGTGATGTTCTGCTGCGCCAGCGTGTTGATGCCGAGGCGCGAGATCTGGTCCTCCAGCGCCTTCAGGCACTGCAGCTGGGCGGCGTAGGCGTCGCTGGGTGGGGACACGATTTCGGCGCCGCCGTCAGGGGGGAGGAGGATGGCGGTGTTGACCGAGAGGCCGAGCGGGCTGTCCGAGTCGGGGTCGAAGCCGCGGAGCGTGAGGATGGGGTTGGCGCCGGTGTGGATGGCGTGGTGGTAGTCGCAGAAGCGCTGGGCGTAGGCGATGTTGAGGTAGGCGCACTCCAGGAGCGGGGGCCGGGACATCAGGGTGCCGAGGCGGTTGCTGTAGACGGTGACGAGGGGGAGGGAGGAGGTGGTGAGGGGGCCGGAGTCGTGGATGGCCCAGGAGGCGTGGCGGGCTTGGCCGTCGGAGAGGCGCCAGACCTGCCAGCCGGTGGTAGTGAGGACGCGGATTTGGTCGAGGACGGTCTCGCCGAAGGTGCCGTTGGGCTCGGAGACGCGCTCGAGGATGCGGACTTGGGTGAGGGCGCTTTCGGTGCGGTTGTCGGCCGTGCGCCAGCCGAGGATTTGGGGGGCGTCGACGGGGCAGAGGTAGGGGCGGTCGCCGTTGGCGCGCTGCTCGGCGAGGTTGCGGGCGGGCTCGGTGGCGGTGTAGTCGACGAGGGCGCTGCAGTGGCCGTAGAGGAGCGCGTTGGTGAGGAGGCGGCGGGCGAAGCCGTTGAGGGTGACGCCGTCACCGGTTACGTCCTGGCGCCAGGTGTCCCAGTAGGGGTCGCCGTCGAGGGTGATGCCCTTCCTCAAGATGGTTCCCGCCGCTTGCGAAGCAAGGCGCTGGAGGAAGGGGGGCATGGTGAGGTGGAAGATGCGGCGCTTGTAGGCGTCGTCGTCTTCGCGGGGCTCGCGGGGGACGATGTCCTCCGAGCGGGAGCGGATGAGCTTGGTGCCGCCGAGGCAGATGGTGATGGGGTCCCAGTAGGGCATCATCGCCAGCACGCTGGCGCTGCGTTGGGAGGGGTCGTCCGAGGGGAACTCCTCGGCGATGCCGCCCGGAGCGCGCATGGCGCTGTAGAGGGGCAGGTCGCGGCCGGGGTAGGTGCTGCCGGAGATGGGCATGCTCGCTTCGCTCGCGCAGCGCGACCGGACTAAGTGGCTACACGTATGTTACGTGGGGAGGTTGTGCTTCTCGAGCAGCCTGCGTAGGTCGTTGACGCAGCAAGCGTCGCAAACCGTGCGTCCGTCTTCGAGCTGCCAGCCGTCGGGTGGTCCGTTGTCTTCGCCGATGCGGCTGTTGCAGTCGGCGCAGAGCTTGCACATGGGTGCGCAGTCAGTACGTGCGGAAGGAGGAGCCGCCGGTGGCGTAGCGGCGGAGGCCGGCGAGGGCGGTGACGATGTAGCCGGCGGCGTCGACGGGGCCGGATTTGTCGTCGATGCCGCGGCCGGATTTGTCGGGGCGGCCGCGGTCGTCGTATGCCTGGGTTTCGAGGGAGCGGATGAGGTAGCGGCAGCGCGTGCTGACGCGGAAGCGGTTGGCGATCATCAACACGTTCATGGCGTTGATGCGGTCCTCGACGGCGGGGTTCGACGGTTGGGCTTTGACGGTGAAGCCGCCTTTGCGGAGGAGGGCGAGGTCGCTGTCTTTGGCGTTGGTGGTGCTGCGCTGGCGAGAGGATGCGTCGGGGATGACGACGACGTTGCCGCGGGCGATGTGGTCGGGGTAGAGCTCCTGGATCTTGGTGACGACGGTGGGGGTGTCTTTGGGGTGGTATTCGTCGATGAAGTGAAACTCGTCGCCCCGGCGGACGCAGATCTCCATGAAACAGTTGCCCACGTTGAAGTCCACGCCGATATAAATCCGGTCGTCCGGTAGGACGACCGTGTCGGTCCAGTGGAGGTCGCGGTCGAAGTAGGGGTAGACGGTGGTGGAGTTGAGGTTGGTGAATTGGCCTTCGAGGTAGGCCGCGAGGAGCTGTGGGGGGTAGTTGGCGTAGAGGGATTCGACGAAGCCCGGGGGGAGGTGGGGGTTGTCGAGGGTGCGGGCTCGGACGAGGTGGCGGTCGTCCTGGTTTTCGGATTCGACGAAGGTGCGGTACATCCAGCGGAAGCCCTCGGGCGTGCTGGCGACGGCGAGTTGGGGGTTGGTGCCGCCGCGGAGACGGGCGAGGACCATCTCGGAGGCTTTCTGGGCGGTGTCGGCGGGGGAGGTGTCGATCTCGTCGATGAGGGCGAAGGAGAGGTTTTGGCCGCGGATGCGGTTCCAGGTTTCGGTGGCGCGGCAGATCAGGGTGACGGTGCCGCCGGGGACGTGGAGGCGGTACTCGGGTTGGGGGGAGACGCGGAAGTCGTATTCGATGCCGTTGGCGTCGAGGAAATCGTCGAACGAGCGGACCCACACGTCGCGGATCATGATGTGGGTGGGCTCAAAGACAGCGCCGACGGTGCCGGGGTTGTCGATGGCGAGGAGGAGGGCTTTGGCGCACAAAGCATGCGTTTTGCCCGCACCAAACCCCGCCACGTACCCCAAGATCTTCTTGTCCGTGCAGTCGGCGAACTCGCGTTGGGGCGGGAGCAGGCCCTCGTAAATGCGAGCGCGGAGTTCGTCTCGCGTTAGACGGCAGCGCGTGCTCGTGTTGATCGGGGGTTCGAGGCAGTTGCCGCCGGGGATTCCACCGAGGAGCGACACGCTGGGGGAGCTACGTCAGCACGTAGCGTACTTCGAGGGGGCAGGGGAGGGGTCCTGAAACAGGGACGTCTACCCTACGCGGCTGCGTATGCCAGTAGGTAAAGGTGGGGGGTTTGGTGTGTGAGGGCCGGCCTGCGCCCCCTGGCCCCAACGCGTTTCCCCGGGGGGAGGGGCCCTGTGTCCAACGGTTTGGACACGTAAAAAGCGCCGCGCAGCAGCGGGTCTGGGCTGCGCACCTGTCACTTAGGCAGGTACGCAAGCGGCCGCGGCGATCGGGCCCGGATGTTGCCCGATGTTGCGCTGATGCCTAGCTACCTACGTAGCTAGGTGGTAGAATCAAGGGGTAAGGGCCAGCCCCCTCCCCCGTTAGGTGAGAGAGGTCAAGGCCGCCAAACCGCTACCCCCCATCCCCCCATCCCCCCATGCTCGAAAACGACCTGCTGTTTGACCTGCTGATGGACGCCGCCGGGCTCGACGGTGCCGATCAGAACGACCTGGCGGCCGCTGATGCCCAGTGGCTTCTGTTGACCGCTCCCCAGCGTCGCGACGTGCTGGCCCTGTTTGCCCGTCAGAACTGGCGCAACAGCCAGAAGGGCCGCGAGCTCACCCGCTACCTGCTGTCACTGTGACCCCCCGCCGCTTTGCCGCCGTGGCCGTCTGGGCCGTGGCGCTGATTCTGTGGGCCGACATTATCCGGCCCGGTTCTCTCCTCCCCCAGCCAACCCAACCGCACAACGTCACCAACCACACCCGATAGAAACATGGAACCCAAGCAACCCACACTCCTCCCCGTCACGACCCTGACCGCGACCGAGCGGCAGCGCCCCGCAGAGCCAGCGCCGGAAGTCTCCACCGTTATGGAGCGCACCTACCGCCTCGAGCCGACTGATCGTGTCTGGCTCGGATTGTCTTCCCTGATTGTCGAGCGGGGTAACCGTTACAGCGACGGGCTCGAGGAGACCCTACGGGTCGAGAATTACGGCGAAGACCTGATCCGGGCCGCAGTCCTGCAGCTGGTGCGGGAGATGCAGCGGCAGGCCGACCCCAAAAGCGACGCCGGCGACTTCTGCCGCGCCCGGGCCGCTTCTTTCCTCGCCGACCTTCGCCAAACCGTGGAGGTGGCCTGATGTCGGCTTACCTCACCTCAAACGACACCCTTTCCGCTTTGGTGTCCTACTGGGCGCACCGCTGCGGCGGTGACCGTGGCCGCTCGGATCTGGTGCGAGCAATCGCCTTAGCCGGTGTCGACCGTCAGACGATCACGGGGGCGCAATACAACGCCGCGACCGCTAAGGCCGAGGCGCTGGTCACCGCTAACGGCGGCCCCGAGCGGTGCGCCTTTCTGCTGCTGTTGTCTGAGAACCAGGCCAGCCTGGCCGCCCGTTACCCAGAAGACACCGCCTACCGCGACGCCACCGGCTACGCCTACCGGCGGTTGCCGATCGTGACCCATTGGGTAAGCGGCCGCGCCACTGGTCACCTAGTGGGCCTGGTGCGCGGCTACGAGTATCAGTCCTGCGAGCACAACGACTGGGAGCGCTCCCCCGCTTGGCGCATCTGCCAGAGCATCCGGGCTTTCCTGCTGTCGGATCTTGAGCGCCGAGACTGCGGCGACGGTGGCAACTGGGCCAGCTGGGAGGACCCCGGCGACCCCCGAGAAGCGGCGCTGCTGGCCGCCCTTGCCGGAGGTGCGCAGTGAGCACCCCCTACACCCCCGAGCACCTCGAGCGCTGGAACCCGCAGGATCCGGCTTTCGGCAGCAGCGACAATTACGCCGGCGCCGACCTATCGGCTTTCTACGTGGCGCCGGTTGGCGTTAATCGCGACACCGCCGACAGCGTCACCCTGTCCAACTGGCGCGTGGTCGGCGCTGAGCTTGAGAAGCTGGCGCAGCATGACGAGAGCGGCGTCACCCGCTTTGGGCATTGGGCCTGCGGTTGGTATGAGCTCTGGCTCATCCACGAGAGCGACGCCGCAGCCCTCGAGTGTGCTGACAGCTGGGCCGCTGCCCTTGCTGATTATCCGATTGCGGATGAGTCCGACCTATCCGAGCTCGAGTGTGAGGAGGAGTCCGAGGCGTGGGAGCGCTGGGCCATGGCGCAGTGGCGCGAGCTGCTAGCCAAGGCTCTCGAGCCGTACGCCCCGGATGATGCGCCGACCTACTGGGAGTCGGACGTTGTCGACGCGCTCTCGGATGACGACTTAGGGGCCGCTTGGGTTGCCGTGGCTGATCAGCTCAGCTGGGCCTGCATCCACGAGAGCGACGGCCCCACTTTCAACTTCAAGGAAGCGGCCGAGCACCTCACCGCCGAGCGGCTGGCCCAGATCACCGGCCTGCCCCTGGCCCCTCCCATTGCTTTGGTCCCATGATCACCCCCGAAACCCCAACGCCGCTCTGGCTGCGCAAACCCCAACGCGTCACGATCACGCTTTGCTGGCAAACCGCCGAACGGCTCCACCGCCGCGCTGATGATCAGGGCCGCAGCTTCTCGAACCTCTGCGCTTATCTGCTGAACCGCGCCGTCGACGACAGCGCCGCCGATGATGCGCAGCCGTAGCAGCGCGCGAGAGCTCGAGGGCCGGATTGACGCGGCGGCCCGGCTGTTGGCGGACGGGCTGCCGCGAACCGCCGCCGTTTCGCAGCTGGCGGAGCGGTTCCGGGTCGAGCGCCGCACCGCGCGCCGTTACGTGGCCCTGGCGGCTGCGCAGCTGGCGGAGGAGATCGGCCCCGTCGACCTTGTCGGCGCCATGGCGGAGTCGGTGGAGAGGTTGCGGCGGCTGGCGTGGCTGGCTGAGGGCCGCGGCAATCTCAACGCCGCCGTGGGGGCCGAGCGGGCTGCAGCGTCGACCCTTGCCGCGATCTACCGCGCCGACAATGCCGCCGCTGCCATGCTCTCCGGGCGCACCCTTGCCGTGGCTGAGCCGAGCGACCGCCGCCGACGCCAACACCGCCGCAGCATCCGAGGGGAACCGCCGGACGCTTGCCCCTTTTAACGCCGCCGCCCCGAGGGGGCGGTTTTTTAATGCCCACGCGTCGGGCCGCAGGCCCGGCCTGCTTTTGTGTCCGTTGTGTCCGCTTTTGGGGGATCGCCCCCAGGCGGCCTTGTAAGCGGCGCCGCCCCGGCCTACGTGTCCCCCACGCTGCCGGCGCAACGGCCCGCAGGGCCGCTCCTGGCGGGGCTGAGGCACCGCTACCTCTAGCGCCCCTGGCCGCGCCAGACACTAGGCCGTGGCCACTCCGAGGGCCCGCCGCCACACCCCCAGGGCCCCACACATGCGGCACCTAAATGTGAAACAGCCCAGCGCCTGCGCATAAAAAACCCCGCCTATGTGGCGGGGCGGCGTGGCGTAATGAATGGCCTAATCGCGATGAATGGCGGTTTCGCGATGAATGGCGAAACGGCGATGAATGGCCGCGGCGGCTCAGTGCTTGGGGGAGAGCGAGAGAAGCTCGCTGATCAGGCGGACGGCGCCGATGGCGTCGCTGCCACGGCCGTTCTTGACGCTCATGTCGAGAGTTGTTTGCATCGCCGCGATCAATTCTGCGACCTTTTCTTGACGCTCATAGCCGCAATACTCGCGGGCTATTTGCGTACGGGCTTCGCGAGTGCGACGCTCAACAGTACGCCTGTCAAGACCCCACTTCTCCGCCAGTTCGAGTCGGATCTGCCAAGGCGCCTTTCCTTGAGCAATCAGATAAGCGGCGTAGTCAATTTGCTCTGTAATTTCATACGCGCTGAAGTAGTTGCCTCGCTTGCGTGTCTTCTTCGGCGCCTCTTCTGCCGGTTGTGGCGTCTGAGCGTCTTCCACTGACGTCACCAAGTAACTACC